TGCGGTAAAGGTGAATAATGAAGATGTATGGAACGATTTTGTAAAAACAGGTAAAGTAAAAGGATTCTCTATAGAAGGCTATTTTGCCGATAAGATGGAAAGACCACAAGAAAGTTTAAAAGAAGAATGTGATGAATGTGATGGTTCTTGTGATACCTGTAAAAAGGATTTTAACGCGTTCTACGAGGACTTTGCAGAAGAAGTGGCAGAAGGTGTAGTAGATGAATTAAGAAGGCTTTTAACGGGCGTAGAATTAGAATCTTTTTCGGATTATCCAGATGCGGTAAAGAACAACGCAAAGCGAGGTAGAGAATTAAACGAGAAACAAGGTAACAAGTGCGCTACAGAGACGGGTAAACAAAGAAGTGCTGATTTAGCAGCAGGAAGACCTGTAACGGTAGACACAATAAAGAGGATGTATTCTTATCTATCTAGGGCGGAGGAATATTACGACGAAGGTAATACACAAGCCTGTGGTACGATTTCTTATTTATTGTGGGGAGGTAAATCCGCAAAACGTTGGGCGGAGAGTAAGTTAAAAGAATTAGACTTAATAGACCTTAAAGCACCTTGTCAAGATGGTTATGAGATGATAGGTATGAAGGAGAAGAACGGACGTTTAGTCCCTAATTGTGTACCGATAAAATGAGTAGAACAAGTCCTAAAGGAAATAAAAGAGCGTGTTTATGTAAGAACGGAACATACTCTAGAAAGTGTTGTGATGGGTCTTTATGGGCGCAAGGAATAGGTAGTATACATAAAACTAGTTTTTACTTAATGCAACAAGACAATACGTCTTTTATATTACAAGAAAACGATAGTAAAATAGTATTATAATGGCAGACAAAAGAATAAGTGCATTAGATACGGCTACAGATTTACAAGGGACAGAACAACTCCCTTTAGTACAAAGTAGTGCGACTAAAAAAACAACACTAACCGATGTTCAGCATTTTATAGTGAATCATTTAGACGCTGTAACATTAACGGTATCTGATGAACAAACAATAGATTTAAACGCATCTACTTATGATGAAGCAGAACTTATAGTATTAAGTTGGAGTGGCGGTAGTGGTACAATGGAATTGACATTACCAGATGCGACAGATAGCAAGAATCTAAATAGAGTTAAAAGACTTATATCCGATTCTACATTTTCTAATAATACACACGCAGACTTAACACCTGCAAGTGGTCAGAATTTAGATGGTAGTACTGCACATTATCGTATCAACAAAGCGTATGAAGGTATTACGGTGTGGTGTAACGGAACAGAGTGGTTTATTATTCAAGCGAAGGCTTAAAATACAACAGATGAATTTTAATTAGTTAACATTATATAAATTATTTTATGAAAGCAAGTGAAATTGTAGAAAAACTGAAAAATGTACTTCTCTCTTCTGAGGCAGAAGAAGTGGAGGTAAGTGAACCTACTGAATTAGGGGCTGACTACGACGAAGAGAAAAAAATGGAGGAGGAAGAAGATGAAGTGAAGGATGAAGTAAAGATGATGGAGGGTTATGTCACTAAGGATGAATTTGATGAGAAAGTAGCTGAAATTAAGGCTATGTATGACAAATTAATGGAGAAAATGGCAACAGACGAGGAGATGGAGAAAGATGTTCCTGAAGAATTGGCCGAAGAACCTCAACAAGAGGCTAAAGAGGAACTGTCTGCTCAAGAACCTGCTGTAGAGCCTATCGCTCACAACCCAGAGGCTAATGTTGATAAAAAACAAAACATCAAACTAGCACAAGGTAAAATAAGAGGAACACAAGACATCGTATTTAATAAACTATTCAATAAATAAAAAATGGCAACAACAACAAGTATAACTACTACTTATGCAGGGGAGTTTGCAGGTGAATATATTTCGGCTGCGTTGACTTCTGGAAAAACTCTAAATGATGGTGCAATCGCTATCAAACCTAATGTTAAATTCAAAGAAGTATTAAAGACATTATCTCTAACAGATTCTATCGTTGATGCTACTTGTGACTTTGACCCAACATCAACAGTAACATTGGATGAGCGAGTGCTACAACCAAAAGAACTTCAAGTGAACTTACAGCTTTGTAAGAGCGACTTTAGAAGTGATTGGGAAGCAATCTCTATGGGATACTCTGCTCACGACAACTTACCTCCAAAATTCTCTGACTATATTATTGGTCATGTTGCAGGTAAAGTTGCAGAAACTGTAGAGAACACTATCTGGCAAGGTGATGATTCAGCAGAAACAGGATTGAATTTATTTGAAGGGTTTGAGAATCACTTAACTTCAAGCGGAATCAACATTGGCTCTACTACTGTAACTTCTGGAAATGTAATTGACTTCTTAGGAGGAATGGTAGATGCTATTCCAACTGCGGTATATGGGAAAGAAGATTTAACTATCTATACTCCTAACAATGTATACCAAGCATATGTAAGAGCATTAGGAGGATTTGCTACTCAAGTAGGTGCAGCAGGTATTGACAACAAAGGAACTACTTTCTACGGAATGAACGAAGGTCTTTCTTTTGATGGTATCAAGTTACAAAGATGTCCAGGAATGTCATCTAACAGAGCAATCGCTGCTCAGGCATCTAACCTATACTTCGGTACAGGATTATTAGCTGACCACAACGAGGTTAAGTTAATTGATATGGCTGACATTGATGGGTCACAAAATGTAAGATTAGTGATGAGATTCACAGCAGGTACTCAAGTAGGTATCGTAGCTGACGCAATCCACAGAACTGCATCTGCATCTTAATAAAAACCAATTTATAAACCATAAGGGTAGGTGAGCCTTGAGCCTGCCTACCCTTTTTTAATACTTAAAAACATATGTCTTGTACAATTTCAGACGGAAGACAAGAGCCTTGTAAAGACGTCGTTGGTGGTATAAAGAATGTATATATGCTCACTTATAAAGATTTAGCGGCAGTTCCTGCCATTGAAACTAGAACAGGTGAGGAGATAACAGACTTTGGAGCTGACGATGATTGGTATAAGTATGAAGTAAAAGGAGCTTCGTCTTTCACACAAAACATTACATCTAATAGAGAAAACGGAACTACGTTTTTTGAGCAAGTTGTAGAGCTTACGTTCAAGAAACTTACCTATCAAGACCATGACAGGGTTTATAGGATAGCAGCGGGTAGACCACATGTAGTTGTTGAAGACTACAATGGGAACTATTTTTTAGTAGGAGAAGAGCATGGTTGCGACGCGACAGGAGGAACTGTTGTAACAGGAGCAGCTATGGGCGATTTAACAGGTTATACGCTTACCTTAACCGGTATGGAGCGAAGACCTGCTAACTTCCTTTCAGGTAGTGCGATAACAAAAGTAATATCTTAAAAACATAAATTATGGCATGTACAATAGGCTCAGGAAGAACAGAACCATGTAAGGACGTAGTAGGTGGCTTGAAAGCTGTTTACATTTTAAACTTTGAAACGGCAGATTATAGTGTTTCGGAAAACTCTGCTGATTCGGCTTTAAACGTCGCTAGACTCGACAATGTTGGTACAGACGCGTCAAACGAGGCTCAAGCTTACAAATACGAATTAAAAGGAGCTTCATCTTATACAGAAAATATTCAAGCTTCAAGAGAGAACGGAACACTTGCTTTTGAGCAAGTGCTCGAACTTCAATTAAAGAAACTTACAAAGCAATCTCATAAAGAGCTAAAAGCGCTTTCTTTTGGTAGACCTCATGTGATTATAGAGGATTACAATGGAAATTTATTTTTAGCAGGTAGAGAACACGGAATGGAAGTAACAGGCGGTACAATCGTAACAGGTACTGCGATGTCTGATATGAGTGGATACACTTTAACTTTAACAGGTATGGAAAGAAAACCTGCTCAGTTCTTGACTGCGGGTGATGATGTAGCGGATACATTATCAGATGCTCACGTTACTGTGGATGGAGATGTAGATTCAGAATTTGGAGATACTGATTTACCATAACGATTTTCTTTAACATAGAAAAGGGGAGTTTTGCTCCCCTTTTTTTATTTAAAACAAAAACCACTTAATTTAGTTATCTTAATGATGATAAAATTAAGACCTATATCAGGAGAGCAAACTTTCTCTATTATACCTTCCTTTTTTAACACGACTACATTAGGTTCAGCTACTGTTGTATTAAAGGAAACCGGAACAAATCAATCTGATGGCTCCGCAACATTTACTGTTGCGTTGTCTAGTAATGAAAATTATGTAGAGGTAAGCTTAACTCCTTCAATCACGTTTAAGGAGGGTCAGATTTATTTCTTTGAATTGAAGTCTGTTTCTGATGTATATTATAGAGATTTAATTTATATTACAGCAAACGTAAATAAGAATGAGGTTTTCACACTTCCTGATAATTACAATCAGTACGATGATGGTGATGACAAATATGTAATATTATGACAAACAGCAATTATAAAAATAACCTCAAGGTTGTAAACCTTAGCGGTTATCAATCACCTGAAGTTGTCGAGGTACACAACAAAGAATGGGTATTGTATTTGTGTGGCGACGACAATAAAGATTACTTTGAAAGTCTTATAGAAAAATATTTAGGAAGTCCGACTAACGCTAGATGTATCAATGGTATTTCTGATATGATTTACGGCAGAGGTTTGGATGCTACTGATAGCGCAGAAAGACCTGAGATGTATGCAAAGATGAAGTTGTTATTACAGCCTAGAGAAATGAGAAGGTTGGTTAATGACTACAAATTATTAGGTCAAGGGGCTTTACAACTTGTATATAATAAAAACAAAACTGCTATTGTAAAGGTGCTTCATTTTCCTATGGAGACGCTAAGAGCAGAAAAGGCTATAGATGGTAGAATCAAAGCATACTACTATCATCCAAAGTGGTCAGAAATAAAAAGAAACGAAAAGCCTAAAAGAATACCAACTTTTGGTAATGGGACTAAATCAGAACAAATAGAACTGTTTGTAATTAAGCCGTACAAATCAGGCTTCTACTACTATTCTCCGACAGACTACAATGGGTGTTTACAGTATTGTGAGTTAGAAGAGGAAGTAGCGAACTATCACATAAACAATATTCAACAAGGTCTTCAACCTTCCTTAATGGTGAACTTCAATAATGGTATTCCTAACGAGGAAACCCAAGAACTTATAGAGCGAAGAATCTATGAAAAGTTTAGCGGAAGCACCAATGCGGGTAAATTTATTCTCACCTTTAATGAGTCTGCTGAAGACCAAGCAACCATAGAACCAATTACAATACCCGATGTTCATGCACAATATCAGTTTTTAGCTGATGAGAGTAGAGAGAAAATAATGTTGGGTCATGGAATCGTGTCGCCGATACTTTTAGGTATTAAGGATAATACAGGATTTGGGAATAATGCAGAGGAATTAAGAACGGCAAGTATATTGATGGATAATATTGTGATTAGGCCATTTCAACAAGCGTTGATTGATGGTCTTAATGATATACTTATATTTAATAATATACAACTAAACTTGTATTTTGTGACACTACAACCAATAGAGTTCACGGAATTAGACAATATATCTACCAAAGTAAAACGAGAAGAAGAAACAGGAGAGAAACTATCTTCTGATGTATTAAAAG